GCGGCTAGTCATGGCCGTGTTCTACGTTTGCACTTCGCGTCTCGGAGGAAAGTAAGTATGCCTCCCGCGAAATGAAGCCCCAGGGCTTGAGTCTGCCATCTTGTAACATTGGCGGATTCAATCCTAGGTCCTCGAGCACAAACGCCGCGTCCGCGGGGTCGATCTTTGGATCTTCCCAGTGACGCTGTGTTAGTGTTATCACCCTTCTTATGACTTTGGGTGATGGGCTTGGTTGTCGAAGTTGTGGGAGAAGGCAGAACAGCTTTCTCTTCCCTTGGCTCGTAACACGACTGTCGATCAGGGTCCCTCTTAGGAGCGACCATGATCCGCACATCGCACCGCCTTCGGCGTGGCGGACTTTCCCTTGCTTCCGGAGCTGACCTAGTGGTTTTTCCACTGGTTTGCTGACCGGCCGAGTTATGTCCTGTCGCGCGAAGGCAGTCCTTGCTGCTCCCATAATATCGGAGACAGTAGTGTTACTTGCTGCCGGCCTGAGTTCGTCCATCAGCCGTCGCTGAACCTCGCACCATTGACTATCCCGGGCCCCCTGTGTTGTTAAGGCTTTGCCTTTAAACCAGACGCCTAGGATAAGATTTCGTGCATGTTTTGCGTCGTCAACAGTTCTGACTCGTGCTCCATTACCACCTGCCCACGTGGGACCTGAATAGGTCTGGGTGGGGGTGGTTTTGCGTAATGTTGCACGAATTAGCTGCCTGATGGGGCCTGATACAGTTGGGAGTTTCTTTTCGAGATTCTCCCTTACACTGTACACGCCTTTTCGACCGGGTCGGTGGAAGAGTTTGGCGCCTGAGGCTTCACGCAATCCGATTAGGTTGACTTGGGATGTCGTCCCATTGTCTGCTATCTCGAACTTTTCGCAGAAAACCCCTCCTTTCAGGGTTCGGAATGATTTTGCATCGTTCAGGCCAAGGCCTGACGCCAGCGTTCGTGTCCTATAAGACTCGATCCGCTCGGGGGTCCAATAACCCAGCAAGTCATCACCGCACACCTTGAAGCTTCGATCTGTCAGATCGTTGTTGGAGGCATGGAATGCGTTAAGTACGGATAGGACGGTCCAACTCACACCCAACCCGAGCAGTACACTGTTCGTGGTCCATCGTGTGGTGGGTCCGTCACCAAAATCGGCGTGGAGCTTCTGGGCTTTCACCAGGTTCAGCGCGGCAAGTGTCTTTTGATACCCCCATTCGAGTGCCCGGGCAATCCCTGACAGGATTGCTACGGCTCGTTCCTGTGCGATGCGCTCCGTTGCTGCCGTAAGGTCTGCCGAGTACATTTGTCCTTCCCCTATTAGGGAAGTATGAGTGTCGGTTAGTCCTTCACGGAACCAATGGTGCCGCGCCAGGAGTGGGATGGTTTCATTAGATATGGCCCGCCCGAAGTGTGTCGCAACTGCTGAGTGCACGGTAGCAACTCGAATCTTATTCACCTCCTCTAAGGCAACGTCCTTAAAGGCACGGTTGAATAGGATCGAATTTGTTACCATTGCCTCTTCGCAGTAGCGATATAACGAGGACGGGTCCTGCCGGCCGAGCCTGGGGTCTGTTCGTGCTCGGAAGCGCTCAGTGAGAGCTGCTCTTGCCCCACCTTCTTTCTCCTTTCTCTCGAAACAGCTCCGTCCGTTGGGGGCTGGGGCGATGGGTCCTCCGACCCATCCAACCTCCAGCCCTAGACGCCACGCCTGTTCTTCAGAAAGGGGCCGCGGTTTCTTCCCTTTCAGTGACACGAAAAGGTTGAAGGAAAACTCCTCCAGGTCAGCATGTTCGGTTTTTGCCAGTGCTGTCGGCTTCCCGAACCAGTCCTTCCATTTCTCCTCGCGAGCCGCTTGTTTCAAGTGGCGGACGGGGAGAGGGATGGCTCTGCTAAGGGAGCTTGCCTGTAGGAGTCGTTGTGATGATGCGAGGCGGGTACGCCAGCGAGAGTGGTCCGGTTCCATGGATTCATTTCCAAGGGCCCGGAGCCCATGCTCTCGCCACCGTCCTGCTCGCTCCTTTATAAAGGAGCGTCCCTCCATTACAACGCGCGCGACGAAGGTGAGGTATAGAGTAGTCCTCTTACTGTTCTGCCAACCCTTCTGGAGTGCACCAATACTTCCATGTGCGAGTTCAAACGCACACTTAAGTGTTGTCAAGTGCCGAACGACGACCTTTGCTCGCTCGTGATACTTCTTCGGGAGTATCTCTTGTGCAGCACGGGCCGTTTTCGGGCATTCCAGGATGGGGCGCAGAGGCTTCTGAGTTTTTGCCTTCTCCCTCGACTTCTTTGACCGTTTACCGGAACCGGCTACCCTACATAGTAGGGCAATCCCGGTCCACGTGGAAGATGCAGGTGCGAAACCTCGGTTTGCACATGCTCTGCCAAGATAGGTGAGTCCAGC